CAAATAGTGATACGATTTTTTAACCAAAGGTATCATTTTTGCGATAAAATCGTCATCGATATCCGAAGACTGCTTTTCATAAGCCCATAATGTATATACTAAACAATCTAAAGGGCACCTGTCATAGATAATATTAGAATCCTTATCATGTTTCTGAAGCTCATCAATCATATGATTGAGTATCGCCCATTGACCTTCTTTTGTAACATTTTTATTACATGGATAATTTTTTGATTTGATAAGATCTCTATAACTGGAACTTTCTGTTTTATAAATTGGCCATTCTAATAAAAAATCCTTTATTAAAGTCGATTTACCTAAATTCGCAGTTCCGCTTATAGCAATTCTCATATCTATTATATTATACTTGATCGTTTGAATAATCAATTTTTATTTTTTTATCACCTTTAAAATCCACCCAATGTTTTTGTAAATGGTATATATCACGTTTTGTGATATCACAAATAGGATATCTATCAGCTCTTTTTATAGGTGCCCAAACATAATTCTCATGCTCTTCACTTATTTTAACCGAAACTGGTTCATTGTATTTAAATATTTTTCTAAATAAATGAAAATTAGGTTTGGAATAAACTAAAATAGGATCCCAATATAATTGTATTCCAGTTTCTTCTTTTAATTCACGTTTAATTCCATCCAAAAAAGATTCATTTTCATGTAAATGTCCACCGGGCAAATGATATTTTTTTAAATGTTTAGAAAATAATAATAATACACGACCACCTTTTATTAAAAGGATTTTTGCTACTTTATTCGTGTCTTTCATGACACTAATTTACCAGTTTCTGTATGAAAATCAATGTTTTACTGGATGTTTTGTATCTAGTTCTTTAAATTTAGTAGTAACAAATTTACAAAATTCAGATCTCATAATACAATCTTCATTAAGTTCGACACAATGTATTCCGTTATCTTTCGATTCTTGATTATCGAACAACTCGTAAACCTCATTAAAACACGATTTACCATATGGCAGATCACTCTGATCTGGGTCGCCACATACAATCACTTTACTGAACTCTCCTATACGTGAAAATAAAGTTTTAGCTTCTCTGCGTGTGAGATTCTGAAACTCATCACAACATACAAATTTAACAGAAAAGTGAAGCCCTCTAGCAAAATTTATTGGACAGATCACAATTCTATTGTCTTTTTCTAATTTGGCAGTTTGCGGGGCACCAATTAATTCTTCAAACTTTTCATTAAATGGGGCCACATACACACCAAATTTCTCCAACATATCTCCGGGCAAAAATCCTAATTTAGAATCTGACGATTCAACTGCGGAACGAATTAAAACCATATCAGAGACTCTCTTTTCATTGAGCAATCTCAAACCACAATACATTGATAATATTGTTTTAGAAGTTCCTGCCGGACCTTTTAAAAATAAAGCCTTAGTATGTTTATTTAAAAATAAATCTATAATTTCCTTTTGTTTTTGTGTCCAAGGCAATTCTCTGATTTTTAGTTCAAATCCCAATTTCTCCCTTTGGAAGACGTATGGGGATTCCTTCTTTACCTTTTCAGGTTTTTCGGATTTATCCATTATTATTATTTATCTAAAATTTAGAATAATAAACTACCTTTCCGATTAGAAGTAAAAGTATAAAATACCTTTAGATATAAATTATAACTTTTAGTATCATTTGGTTTAGGCAATTTTAATTTTATATTTTTAACTGAATTAAAAACTTTATTTTTCAATTCAGGAGTTTCTAAATTTATTTTAGATTGTATTTCAGGAGTTATAACAGGAGGAGTAGAAGTTCCGCCAGAAAGAGCTGGTGTAGAAACGTTATATTTTTCTTTCAAAAATTCATTAATACAATCCATAACTACCTTTAAAAATTCTGGATCTATATCAGGTCTATTCATATCAGCATCCAAAAATGAAGTATAAAATTGGTTGTATATTTTAGGATCATTTAAATACGCATTATTTTTATTAACAGTTAAAGTAATTGGAGTTAATTTTGTCTTAATTTTCCAATCAGCAACATTAAAAATAACATTTTCTTTACTTTTTAATATTAAAGGTTTATTTTTTAAATTGTTTATTAAATTTGCATCACTAGAGTATTTTTCTTGAATTTTATTCAAAATAGACCATAATACTTCATCACCTTTAACACTTTTGAATAATTCAGAATTTCGATCAGGCTTAAGGTCAGCACCCAATCCTAATGGGTCCGCAGTTAAGTTATAAGCCTTTTTCATAGTGTCCGACACACTAGAACCAAATTTGCTAAAGGCATTTCCAATAGCACTTTCACCATCTTGCTCAAAGATTATTCTATCAAACAAATCATCAAAATTGCGGGGCCGCTTTGGTAGTCTCATATTCTATTCTATAAATTGCTATTAAATCTTTATCGTTACATCCGTTATTTAACAAATACGATTCGAACATCTGAATTGAAGTTGAATTCATAATTAATGTAATTAAAGGACTATCAGAAGCCATATTTTTTTCTTCTTTTAAATATACTAAAGCATTTAATTTTAGTTGTTCAAATTTAGTATCACTAACCTCACAATCAATCATTTGCATCGGTATATTTGCTATAACTTCCAAATCTTCGATGTATATAGAGGCTTCCGTTTCAGTTTCAGATAAAATATACCCGCAATATCCTTGGTATTTAGATATCTCTCCCTTTTCACAAAAGGCTGGATCAACCTTCAATCTTACTTTTCTAAGATTAGCTTGTTTAAATGTATTTTCTAATAGTTTGCCAAACTTCTTCATTACTATATTTATACAACTCCACCAACACTTCCTTGTTGTTGTGGTGGCCTTTGTGATTGTTGTTGTGTATTATTTGTGGTTTGTGTAGTGGTTTGGTTTTGATATGCAGCTGGTTTCTTGATATTATTATTTTGTATATTATTTTGATAATTATTCTTTTGAGCCATATCATTAGAGTGTTTTTTCAAAGCACTTTGAACTTCTGGGGGGAGGTTCTGATAATCTGGACTATTTTGATCTATCATCGGCGCATTAGGTTGTGACATTAAATTTTTAACATTTTGCTCTGTTTGTTGCAAATTGGGATTTTTGGGATTATGTGACTGCCTCAAGGCATTTAAAAATTTAGGATCCATCTTTGGAGGCGGCTGTTTAGAAGCATTATTAGGTTGAACTTTTTGAAATGCTTGTGGATTATTTCCCTGAGCATTTACAGCAGGCATTCCGGCAGTAGGATTTACATTATTTGTATTCATTCTTGCCGGATCCACTTGACCAGAATTTGATTGCGCATTTGCGGGGTAATTCTCGAAAAGATATAATTTCATATATTCTTCAAAAACAATATCAAAATTCTCTTTCACATGTTTTGGTAAATTTTCATCTTTTGGCGTATGTTTACTCCAACGTTTAGCTATTTTTGGATGTTTAGAGTACATAAATTTTCTTTGAGCTTCGGATTTAAAAGGCATTTTATTAAAATTGTTGAGGGGTTGGTATAAACACTTTAGCACTATCATTAATGTTTAATTCATTTTTAATTGCTTCAACGTATTTTAATGGATCTTCGGAATTTTTCTCCTTCAATGCATCCACTAACTTCTTCAGATCTGGAAATTCTCTTTCAACAATTTCACCTTTAGCGGATAAGACTTGATCAATAAATCCTATTAATTTTACGGAAACTTCTTTTAAATCTTGTAAATTCTTTTTTAATTGGGCTTCAACATCATCCGCTTTATCTTGAGTTTCATCTGAAGCTTCTGGGCTAGGTGGCGTATTACCAGCAGGCGCTTGTGTGGCGGCATCTGGTACTGAAGGATCTCCGCCTTGGCCCGGAGCTGCCGGAGCATCAAATGGATTTTCGGCTTCTAAAACCAAATAACTTTTCTTTATTAAATCTAAAAATTTACTCATAATCTTATTTATTAAAATCTATTTAATTTAAATATTTTACTCTTATTATCTATTAAGAGTGAGTAAATGTCCATTAAACCATTTTTTTCACAAAAATTTCTACTTTTTTGTAAATTTTTGTTTTTTGAATTTTCTTTTTCTAATAAATTTTTTAATTTATAAATTTCATTAAAATCAGAATTTTGAATTTTATTGAAATTAATTTCTTTTTTTATTAAGAAAGTTATATTAAAATTACTTTTAATTAATTTAATCATTTTGTTGAAAAAATCAATAGTATTTTCTTGATTATATATTAAATTTAATGCTGTTGTATTGCATAAATCATTGTATATAAATACATTATCATAAAGAATATTTTCTTTATTAATTATTGTTTTTAATAAAAAATGTAAAAAAATCCTTTTTGTATCTTTTGATGATAAAGATACTTTTAAATTATTGATTATAATGAAGTTATTAATTTCTATAATAACTTCATCTTCAATTAAAGAAGATAAGTTAATTAAATTTAAATTATACTCTTTTAAAATCATTGAGGAGATTATACTGTTGCATTTGAGTTAAAGTCAAGATTTTTTTGTTTTTATTTTAGAAATTCTTAAATTTATAATTCCATTGTAATAATTTTCAGACAGTAATGCATCTCTGTCAAATTGTTCTTTTGCTTCATAGTAAGCCATTTCACTTTTACTATAGCAAAATTTTAAAATTTCAAAAGAAAAATTTTCCTTTCCGTACTGTTTGATATCGTTTTGTACGTCAAATGATGAACTACTATACGTTTTCCAATCAGTTTCTATTATTTTACTTCTTTTATTTATTTTACCTTTTAGCGGTTTTAATTTTCTTTTACTTAAAATTTGTTTTTTTCCTATGTATTTTTTATCGGTTATCTTATTTGTTATAAGATATATAAATCCGAATGCATCTTCAGGAATTTCTTTTATATTTGTTACCCAATGTCCTAAATCTTTCATTCATATAATTATATATTTTTTTTATTTTTTCTATGTCTTTTTATTTTTTTGGGGAATGATGCCATTCTTAAATCGTTTGTGTTCCAAAAATCAGACATTTTTAAATCATTTCCATGAATACCATTATCAATTGATAATATAGAACTATTTAAATTTTCCATTATCTTTATATACATTTTATTGAAATTGTCCATTGTTTTTTAATTGATTTATGATATTATTTATAATAATGGATTTATTAAGTAAATATAGCGAACAAATTGCTGAGGAATTAAAAATTAATTCTTCAAATGTCAGAGATGCGCAAATGTTTCTGCCATCTAGAAAACATTTTTGGGTCGCCAGATTAATAGAACATAAGCGTGATTTATCAAATTTAAAAAAGAAAAAGGATAAATTGATTAAAGCTTTGATTGATAATAAACAAGTAAATTCTCCTGTGACTTTATCTAAAATCAATCAAGAGAAAATTTTAGAAGCTAATGATACAGTAGAGAAACTTTCTGAAGAAATAAAATCTTTTGAATTGTTGGTGGAATATTTGGAAAAAGTCGAAAAAATATATTCCGCAATGACTTATGATTATAAAAATATAGTCGAGCTTATTAAAATGGAGCAAATGTAATGAAAATAGATTTTGATTTTAAAAAGAATAAAGCGGTTTTTGTCGGTGGTGTTCCCGCTGAAATTAGAGAACATTTTT